AGCATCCCAGCATCTTTGACAGCTTTGTCCACTTTGGCCCTCTGCCGCTACCAACTGCACTATGCGCCACAGCCCAGACAATCTGCCTGTCCTCTGTCGGCATACGCAATCCCAAATCCATTGCAAGATCCAGCCGATCTATCTCAGCAGCACTTGGCGCAACTCTAACCGGGCCCGCCTCTGTCCATCCATACGCATTCCAGCTTTGCACGTAATCAGGCCAAGAAGACATCTTCTGCTTACGAAAGGCTGAGGGCAAATTACGTTCAGTCTCGGCAGCTTCCAAAAAAAGCTCATCAAAATCTGTGACCGTCCACCTGTGTAAATCTTCAAGCTTGGTTATCTTCATTGAACCTCTCCTCAATGATGTGACAGAACTGCGCCTGATCAAGCGGCTCCATTGCAGACAGGGAAGTTACAATCTCAATGTATCTATCATTACTCATCTTAGGCCTAAGCTTGCGCAGGATCTTGCTCAACCTGTGCCCCAGCGGATCGGCAATGCTAGCTGCCTTGCCCGCCTTGTAAGCCGGTGACATTTTCGCAAGCGTCGACAGTAATACACTGTCTGCGCTTACACTGTAATCACTTACAGTGTTATTTATATTAGAGTAATCTTCCGTGTAATCACAGTAATCACTATGCTTAGCACTGTATGTATTAGCACTGTAATCACTTACAGTGTAATCACTGTTATCTCGGCCTAGCGGCCTCGCGTTAGCGTATCGACGTATCGGCATTTGTCAATCCCCTTTTTTTATGCGCGACAACGTGTCAATAATCTGTGCATCAGACGCCGTTTCCTGCGCCAAATCTGCATAGAGATATGCGTAGTTCACCAAGTCCACGACATTGTCTTCATCATGCTTGCCGTAAATCTCTCTGGCTATCTTCATGTCAGCCAGCATAAGGCATGTCTGCTGAGCGCTAATAGGTACGCCAGCGATTTGGCTCCACCTCTGGGCTAGCGCCTCGTACAGCCTGTTCGCGGGCCCGCGCAACTGCGCCCGGCTCTCCAATATCAGCGCGCTTCTTTTCTTTAATTCTTCGATGTAAGTCACAAACAGTCTCCCAACATTTCTGGTTACTGGCGCAGATCAACTCGCCGCTAAGCAAGATAACCCAGCCATCTAGATTTAAGTCATGCAAGAACCCGCAGCCCTTGCACGTTACGGGCCTACTCTTCTTCCTGCCCATAGTCAGGCACCCAGCCATAGCTGTCGCAGTCTTCGCAGGTTGCAATGCTGTCGGTCAGAAAGCCACCGTTCACGTAATCAACAACGGCCTTCTCGGCTGTCACTTCACCATTGCCGTGACACGTATTGCACTTCTTCGCAGGCTCTTCCCACTTCTGGCCGTGTGCATAGAAAGTAAACACAGCCGTATCGCCTTTGATGTACAAGCTTCTGATGTCGCTCATTTGAACGCCCGCCATAGAATGCAAGACTTACCCCACTGGCTCTTGCCCCGCATGGTGCTGTCGTAGATTTTACCAGCATTGCGTAGCTCAGAGATCCGGGGCTGTATGCTACCGTATGGCCGGTTTAACTTCGCAGCAATCTCTTCACTGCTCAGCGGCAGCAAAGAAGACTTCAGTAATTCTAGCACCTGATCACGTAGCGTGACCTTGCGCCCAGCACCCGACACTGCAGCAGCCTTGCTGGTGTCTGTGCCCTGATAACCTGTGCCTTGTTCTGTGTATGGCATTTCACTTCTCCTCTTTGGTTTCAATCCATCCGAGCCATTCTAGGATAGCCTCGTATGTTTCCATCGGCAGCACAACCAACGTGCGCTCCCGGTCTTTGCGAATAAACAGCATGTCGCTGTCGTCCTGATCAAGCGCATCATACAAATCTTGATACGCTCTTGCTCTGCGCTTGCACTCAGCAGTCAAGGCCAATTGCGGCCCAAGCTTTATGTCACTCGCATAGTTTCCCTTCATTGCGCCAGACAGCGGTATGCGCTCTGCTTCCACGCCCTTGCCACGATGCCAGTTTACTATCTCGCGCTCGTATGCAGCGCCCTTATCCCGGCTAGCTTTACCGCCCATCTTGCATCTCCACAGCCTTAATTGTTTCGCCAATCCGCATAGCAATCTGCGGCACAATCGCGTTACCTAATCCTTTAAGTCTGTCCACCCTTCTGGGTATCCCATTAGCCACTCTACCCACTGCGGGTTCAGGGAGCCAGAAACCTCCGACACCACCATTGAAAGGTTGAGCTGCTTGCCCTTCTCCATGCGTCTCTTGATTGATGGCATCCCCTTGTGACCTCTGTCCCTGTTGTCGCTGGCGTTGGGTGTCGGCCACATCTTTACTGCTTGCGGCAAATCCGTTTCCGTTCCCTTCATACTTCGGCCACTCGGCCCCTTGTAATCTCTCGCTTGCGGCGTGGGCCACATTGCTTTCGCTACCTGAACGCGGAGACTGTTCTTGGTTGCCGCATGATCCGTGGTCATCTCCCATTCCGTCACGGTCCCGTGCTTGGCTTCCTGAGCTAATGGGGTAGGCCACATCTTTACCTGATCGTTTATTGACACTTGACGACGCGCACCAGAAGGCCTTTTCCCGCGCTTCAGTGTCCCACCTCGATTTGCTACTTCTGCGTCTGGTGTCGCCCACATTTCTGGCGATGATCCAAACTCTGTCTCGTCTGTGAGGCGCGTCAGCGGCACAAGCTGGAACAATGAACGGCCTTGCGGCGTAGCCTTCCCCTTCCAAGTCAGATAGCACTTCGTCGAGGCCCATAGAGACATGCCCATAAACATTCTCGAAAACGCACCAAGCGGGTCGTTTGGCTTGAATAATGGAAAGTATGTATGGCCAGATATGTCGGTCATCTTCTGTGCCTCTGCGCTCCCCGGCAAGTGAAAAGGGCTGGCACGGGTATCCCGCTGTGAGGATGTCGCAGTCGGGAACATTTCTATCTGGGTCATTTGCTAACTCCTTAACATCAGAAGCCACAGGAACATCAGGCCAATGCTTAGAAAGTACCCGACGACACCAAGGCTCAACATCGCAAAACAATATTGGCTTACTCAATCCAGCCCACTCAAAGCCAAGAGAGAAGCCGCCTATACCACTACATAAATCAACGTGTCTCATACATTAGTGATATTACAAATAAAGCAATACCACAATGATTAATTGCTGCGAGACTTATCCAATAAACCCCTAGCCAACTGCTCAATAAGCTGGGGAAACAAATCATGCCCTATCACAGCAACTAACTCACCATCACGCCATATACGCAATCCATCAGGATAAACGTGCCAGCTAATCACTTCTTCTTCATACGCGTCAGAGCAGCCTTCTTAAATGCAGCATCAGTAGGCGCACCCTTGCTGCCAGGCTTACGCATCTTCTCATCACTGCCAGCAGCTATGCGCTTACGCTTCGCTTGAATATTGGCGTACAGCCCAGGCTTAGATTTAGGCATGAGGGGTTCCTTTCATGGTTTTTCGGAAAATAGTTTCGTGGGGGTATGTACATAAGTCGGGCGGGGCGGGGGGCAAAGGGGTCGATTGCGCTAGATGTTGATTTCCGCATGATTTTTGCAGGCGACCCGCCTAGATTGCAGGAGCTATACCATATCTTGTGCAATTTACTTAACATAATGCGTATTATGCGACTTTGCATTTCCTGCTCGCTGAGTGTGGGTAACTGTCTTTCGGGTATGTCGGGTCATCAAGCTGCCCTTTCGTCGCTGTGTGGCTCGCTCAGCAGCTCTACGGCCTGTGTTGCGAGCATTATCTTGGCTCGATCGATCGCTTCGGGTTTGATTCGCCAGCCTTTAGCCAATGCAGACGTGAAAAAGTCTCTCGTCAAACACTCGAAAACCTCCCTTAACTCCAATAAGTCCAGTTCAGCTTGCGTGTTATAGCCAGTTTGTTCTAGCCTGTGCATCTGCTTTGCCATTGTTTCAGCTTCTGCTAGTTCCATTTGCTGCTTGGCTGACAGTCTGGATCTAATTGTTTCCTCGTGTTTTACCTGTGGATCAAAGACAATGCGGTTGCTTGTGCTCTTCTGTCCTCGCCATAGTGGCTTTGCGTAGACCATGTATCCGAGATCTCTGAGGCGTCTGACGTGATAACCGACAGCAGTTCTTCTGCTGCCGATGTCTTGTCCGATGCGCTCTTGGCTTACGAATGTTCTTCCCATGTGATCGGCGTAGCTGCAGAAAGCTATAAGCACTCGAAGCGTTTTGGCTGTCATCCTGGCGTCTTTGATTGCCCTGATTGGCACGACTGCAAACGCTCTGAGATCTTTGGCTTTGAGCTGCTTTGGTCGCATCAGTACGGGTTCTCCATCAGCTCTTCAATCGGATCGTGTTCTGTGTATTGCACTGGCTCTGGTGCTGCATACATTTTCATCTGTTCCTTGAGATAGTTTTTGTATGGCTGTAATTGCTCTGGCTTTATCAGCTTCTTATCGATTAGCCTGGTTGCGCCTGATCCGGTGATGTAGCTTTGTGCCACTGGTTCACCGGCATTTATCCGGTTGGCTGCGATCTTGTCGCTATCGAAGATGTGCGGCTGTCTTGGCCCTGTGATTGCTGTTGCTTGTGTTTCGCTGCACTTGTGCGCGGCTTTGGTTAGCGTGTAGATTGTGGGCCATGATCTGCTTCGGGTGTTTTTTCTGATGTCTTGCGACATCTTGCTGAGAATATGATCTAGGCTAGATTGCTCGACGTTGCTGGGGATCTCGGAGTTTATATCTTCGACCATTGCGTCCATTTCTTGCCTTGCTCGATCTGGCGTGTGGTTTGCTGGTACATCGTAGCGCTTGAGTTCTTCTTGGAGCCATGCGCCGATGGTGCGTGTTCTATCCTGGTATTTCATTGGATCAGCTTTCTATCGGTTTGGTAGCTTCCGAGG